ACCACCAACGCTACCATCGTTGCGGTATTCAAAGTGAACCCCATGTTTGGAACCCGAGTGCTGTACCGCGCTTACACCAAAGAAGGTCGAGATAAAACCAACGACGGTCTTGACGTTGGCCTATTTACCCAGAACGCAGCAAACAATGCAGATGTGGTGAAGCTGATGGCTAGTGAAATACCTTGCGGGGAATATCGTTCAGCGCAGTCCGAAATGGGTTTGTGGTACATCGCCAAGGGTGTTACTTACACTTGCCGGATCAGCATTCCACCTGACCCAAACAGATTTGTGGGTCAGATTACTGTGGGATGGGATAATGAACCCACCGATATTCAGGTGGCAAGAACTATGATGGATATTGCGGCAACCATGCTAAGTAAAAACAAACAGTAAAAGAAAAGAACATATGAAACCCTATGAAGAAATTGATTTTCCTAACGGCTTCTTGCGTTGGATTCGGGAAGATGGAATGTACGTCTGTCGCATGACCGAGGAGCAAATGGAAAAGATAAAAGCATTGCATGAAGCGCCTCCAGTGAAAGATGACAATGGCACAGTTTGAACCAGCTTTTGAGCAAATGATCAAGGACGAGGGTGGCTACGTGCTTCACGAAGTCGCTGGCGACACTGGGGGTATGACCTATGCAGGTATCGCACGAAATAAGAATCCGCAGTGGAACGGTTGGGCACTCGTGGATAAAAAAGAATTCGGTGGCTCTCTTACACCTATGGTGCGTGAGTTTTACCGTGTTGAATTTTGGGATAAGATGCGTGGCAATGAGATCGGTAATCAAGACGTAGCCAATACTATTTTTAATTTTGGGGTGAATGCGGGTATGGGTATGGCTGTAAAGCTGGCTCAGCTAGTCGTTGGAGCGACACCTGATGGCGGTATCGGCGCTAAGACTATTGAAAAATTAAATGCGGTGACGGATGGTCAAAGATTTAAAGAATCCTACGCTTTGACTAAAATTGCACGTTACGCCGAGATTTGCAATAAGAACAGAACACAGTCTAAGTTTTTGCTGGGTTGGATTAATCGTACATTGAAAGGTCTAGCATGAGCTTGCTTGCCGTTGGGTCAATTATCGAAGCCGTAGGCAAAGTTGCCGGTGACTTGATCACCACCGATAAAGAAAAAATGGAAATGGAGATCGAGCAGCGGAAGCTTGATCTTGAAGAAAAACGAATTGACCAAGCGACTGACCTAGCGCAGATTGAGGTCAACAAGATTGAAGCTGCCTCGTCTAGCGTGTTTGTATCCGGTTGGAGACCCGCTATCGGTTGGATTGGTGTAGCCGCGATGGCTTATCAGTTTTTGCTCTATCCCATGTTTCAATGGGCTTGGAAATATTTGCAAGCTATGGGCTGGGTTCCTGTTGGTATGGATCCTCCTCCAGTACTAGAGGCAGATCAGTTATGGGTTATCTTGTCTGGCATCTTAGGTATTGCCGGTATGCGTTCGTTTGAAAAGACCAAGGGCGTTGCCAGTAAATAATAGAGCTTGATTACTTCTTAGTAGAGGTTATAATGAAGCGCGAAAAGCGAGGTAACTTATAATGACAGTCGCAGCCGTAATGACGTATGATTCTCTGGTGGAGAATATCCAGTCGTATCTGGAGCGTAATGACGCCGCCACTCTGGATAAAATTCCCCTCTTTATTATGTTGGCTGAGCAAATTATCGCTAGCCAAATCAAATTTCTTGGTAACCTAACAGTCAACACTAGTACGTTGACTCTAGGACAAGCTACTATTCTGAAACCTGCTCGGTGGCATAAGACCGTGTCGTTTAATGTTACAGTTGCCGGACAGCGCCAACCCGTACTACTTCGTAAGTATGAGTATTTGCGTGAGTATTGGCCCAATCCAACGGCTACAGGCGTGCCTGCGTTTTACTGCGATTATGACTACAACAACTGGTTGATCGCGCCCACGCCCAGCGCTGCGTATAACTTTGAAGTGCTGTACTATGAGCGTATTCAGCCTTTAGACTCGTCTAATCAAACGAACTGGTTTACTACGTACGCTCCCCAAGCGCTACTTTATGGTTCGCTATTACAAGCGATGCCTTTTCTCAAGAACGACACAAGAACACCGATCTGGCAAGCTCAGTACCAGCAAATCATGGATACGCTGGTTGCTGAGGACAAGCTCCGCATCGCTGATCGTCAAGCCATAGCGGTGGACTCATGAGCTATGTATCACCCTTTACCGGCGATGTAATACAACCGACGGATGTAAGTTTTAGAGCGTTTAATTTAAGCTCTAACTTAACGCTATCGTGGCCAATCAATGGCAACGCGACTGATAACTACGCAGCGCGTATTATGGACGTGACACCCACGGGTGCGGGCTTCTCATTGTCCATGCCTCCGGCTAATCAAACCTCAGTCGGTACCGATGCCTTGATACGTAACTTAGGTGCTGTAGCATTTACAGTTAAAGACTATGTAGGCGGCACAATCGTTAGCGTCGCGGCGGGAACCGCACAATACGTATACCTAACTACAAACCCTAACACGGCAGGTACGTGGGGAGTGATCGCTTTTGGTGCAGGTTCCTCTGGAGGAAACGCTGCTACGCTTGCAGGTTACGGCTTAGTAGCCAGCGGAGTTACTTTAAATCAAAGTCACCCCAGCGCCGCTATCACGAGTGGGTCAACTTTTGCAGATACTGATAGAGCCCAGACTAGAGTATGGGGTAGCGGAACAGGTACAGCGACTCTTCCTGCAGCGGCGACTTTAGGTAATAACTGGTTTACCCTTTTCAAGAACAACGGCACAGGGTCTTTCACGATCGCTTGCACGGGTGCTGAGCTGATTGACGGTAACTCTAGTAAGACGTTTAACCCGACAGAGTCAGCATTTATCGTTTGCACCGGCACAGCGTATGTAACCGTCGGCTACGGAGTCAGCTCATCGTTTGCATTTACAGCTCTAACGAAGAACGTAACAGGCGGATCAGTTTTACTGACAAACAATGAAGCAGCAAACAATATTCAAGAGTATGTAGGTAGCTTGGTTAGCAACGTGACGGTGACGTTCCCGCCTGTGGTTAACTTGTATGTAATCTCGAATCAAGTAACGGACAATGGATTTACATTTACCGTAACTACAGGTTTAGGCTTTACAGCGACGATTCCTCCTGGGCAGCAAGCCACCCTCATTTGCGACGGAACCAACTTCCTTAACGCTAACACTACACAGGCGGGTGCAACTACTGTAAGCTTGATCGATGGTACTGTAGGTACACCCTCTCTTAACTTTGCGGGTGAGACAAATACAGGTATTTATCGTCCTGCGGCTGGCGAGTTAGGTATCTCTGTGCTTGGAACGAAGCGTGTTGGCGTAACGGCTACTGGAGTTACGGTGACAGGGTCTGGTACGTTTACCACAGGCATTGCTGGAGGCACGTTTACATGACCGCAAAAGTTTTTGCCCTTGACACCAAACCAGGAATTCAACGTGATGGTACGGTGTTTGATAAAGAGTTCTACAATGCAGGACGCTGGGTTCGGTTTCAACGCGGACGCCCTCGCAAGATGGGCGGCTACCGTGAGATTGTCAACGACCTAGCAGGACCGTCTAGAGGTATATACCTCAATCCGCAGCAGAACTTTAACAACGTGTTTAGTGGGTATGCTGGAGGTATGCAGTTGCTACCTATCAGTAGTTCTGGAACGGGATCTGGTATTACAGACATGACGCTGTCGAACTTTACAGCAAATGCAAACAACCTGTGGCAGTTTGATACGTTTTTTGATGTGAGCGGCTCGGGGGATAACCTACTACTTGCACACCCAGGACAAAACTTAACGCTGATTGACAACAACGTCAACACTCCAGTACTTGGAGGCAACATCAACGGAACAACGATGTCTGCTATCGGCGTATTTACACAAGTTGCCGCTACTATTACATCTGGCTCGCCTAACATCACACTATCTACCTCTAATTTACTGATAGGAGCAGGGCAGTCTGTATCAGGTACAGGTATACCCTCCGGCGCGACTGTGGTGTCTATATCTACTACTGCGCTAGTAATTTCTGCACCCGCTACGGCGAACGGCTCCTCAATAACTCTAACCTTCAACAATAA